TGGTCAGACAAAGGTTGCAGCGCAATTGAATCTGAACCAATGACGATGCAAGCAGATCAGCCGCTAGTGCTTGATGGCTGGTTCTATGAGAACGGCGGCGGCACTTGCTTCATGCTGGCGTGGAAGATTGACAATGGCAGTTGGGAGATTGTGCCAGATTCTGCTTTCACTCTTTCCAACCAAACAGAAACGCCAACAACCACGCAACCGCCAGCAGCCACAACAACAGAACCCCAAACAACGACAACATCAGTACCTGTCACCAGTCCTCAGGAAAGTTCACAGACCACTGTTGCACAGGTTGTTGCACCTGTAGATCAGACAACTGTTGCACCTGATCCGACTGTGACCAGTCAGCCTGTGCAAACCACTGTTGCTGCATTTCCTGATTCAACGCTTGCTGCGCCTTCAACGATTGCCGCACCAGCCGCAACACAGCCAGAGACAACAACAAGCCTGCCAATTCAAGAACCCACATCAGAACCCCTATCTGCTAACGATCTCCAAATACTAGACCTGATCAGCAACCTTGATGAATCAACGCCAGAAGAAATCACAGCAGCCATTGAAAGCATTGTTGATGCAGGGATCACAGCAGATGCGGCAGCAGCGTTGGCAACTGAACCAGAGATTCTGCAAGTAGTGACACCAGAGCAGGCGCAAGAAATCTTTGAAGCGTTAGATCTGGCAACGCTTGACAACACACAACTAGAAGAACTTGTTGCAGCAGTACAAGGCGCATCAGAAGAAGTGCGGCAAGAATTTGAATCAGCCATCAATGTTTTTGATGGTGCGGTTGATTCATATGTGCCTATCGGTTCTTCTGTTCCGATCAGCACACGCAGGCTTGTGATCGCTGTTGGCGCGTTGTTGTCTGCTGCTGCTGTGCCAACAGGCAGAAGAAACTGATGCAATGAATCACACACGATGAGAGAGACTAGAAACGATGAAGCGGTTTGCAGGTGAATTTGCAGGGTTGGTGTGGACACTGGCAGGCACTGCACTTGTGCTGATCACTTTATCTGGCAAGACACGCACGATGGGTTTGTGGATCAGCGCAGCAGCGTTGGTTCTGAACCTTGTTGCACTGGCTCTATCGGGAGAAGAACAAGAATGAAAACAGCAATCAGCATTTTGCAGCGGATCATCAGCACATTTGTTGTGAACGCAATGGCAATCATTGGTGGTGCATCAATCATTGGCGGCATTCCTGTTGCAAAGTCAGCGATGCTTGCAGGCATATCTGCGTGCGTCACTGTGATTGAACGCCTTGCGCGCGCTTCTGTTGATGGCAACTTGACTGCCGCAGAAATCAACGCAGCGTTCACTGGTGTTGTGCCAGCAGAAAAGAATGAACAAGCCTGATGAAATACCCATATCAGAAACTGATCATGCCTTCTTGTTTGAAGGGTGAAGTGAATGGCAAACTGAACAAGGCATTGTTGATGCCTGTTGATACTGGCGGCAAAATGGTGAAGCCAGCAGCAATTGCTTTCAATGCGTTGTATGCAGAAGCACAGAAGCAAGGCGTGACACTGCGCAACATTGGTGACTATCGTTCATACGATGGACAGTTAAAAATGTTTCTTGATCGCTATGAAGTTGCCGCTGCAAATGATCCACGCTTGAAGAAGCCACGCACTGTCACACGCAAGTTTGATGGCAAGGTTTGGATCTTGAAGAAAGGCAAAGCACCATCTGCTGCGCCAGATCCAACAGGCAAATCAGGCAGCAATCATGGTTGGGGTTTAGCAATTGATCTTGCTGTTGAAGGCAAAGGCGGCAACATCGTTGGCATGGCTTCTGCAAAAAAGGGTTTCAAGTTCATGTGTGAGAATGCGCCGCGCTTTGGTTTCTTCTTGCAGGGTTCTGATCCAAAGTCACCAGAGTTTGAACACTGGCACTGGCAGTTCTGCATGGGAGATGAAACGCCACCTGCATTGCAGGGTTGATTCAGTTCATGGGTGGGGCTAGTTGCTGTCCACTAGCCCTGCCCACCTTCTCTGAAACCCTTATGCCGCAAGGCTTTGAAGGGTATGTTGCAAATGTCTGATCAGTTGTGGTTATGATGTGTCTATGGAAACAAACACAACACTGACAAGCAACGGCACAATCTCATCACTTGATATCAAGTTTGTTATGCAGGAATGGGATCGGCAAGTTGAAATTGCAATTGCAGAAGGATATTCACGCAAAGAAGCAATTGTGATTGTCACAGCAATGTTCACAGACTTCTTCACAAAGTAAAGGAAACCAACCAATGAACACATCAACACAACTTTTCAATCATGAACAGCGCGGCGTTCTCACATACATGAAGCCTGACTACACATTCAAAACTGTTGAAGGCTGGTTCTACCTGAATGGCAGAACAGTTGTGATGCGCAAAGTGCGTGGGCGCAATCGTTTCATGTTTTGCAGTGAAGAATCAGTTCTTGATTTCAAGCCCTACCAGAAATAAACAAATCAAAAGCCCCAACTGCGCAATTGCAGTTGGGGCTTTTTGCTGTCCCAATAGAAGCGCGGCAAGTAGGAAACCAAACACAACTTGCCGCGCCGATCTTTTTAGATTGTCCACCATTCCCTGCCCCACATGGCAGAAGGGTGAACACCCAATCTGATTGCGATGCGATCCGCGCGCGCATAGTGAATTGTTGCGCTGCCTTCTGACTGTCGCCATTTCATAAGCGTGCCGACATTTACGCCTAGAAGTTCAGCAGCATCACGCACTGGCAGATCATCAACAGCACGCAACACAGGTTCACATGAAAGGCGCGCAATGCGTTCACGCTTCCAAACATCATCAACCTGTGGTTCAGCCATCAATCACACTGCGCTTTGTTTACCGTATGCAATCGCAAAAAGAAGTTTGCCTTGTTCAACATTCAATGCTGATTCAATCAACATGATGTGCGGCAGGCTAGGCAACGCCTTTGCCTTCTCCCATGAACTGATCAGGGGCTGTGTCACATTGATGCGGCGTGAAAGTTCACGCTGGCTGATGCCTGCTGTCATACGCGCAGCAAGAATCATTGCTGCTGAATGTTTGATCAGTTCAGTATCTATTGGCATTTTCGTTGGCATGGTTTTGCTGTCCTGTCCTAGAAGGGTTAGTTGTTACTGATACTAGCCTTGCTTGTCTTACGCCAATGAGAACCGCCTTGACCATCTGCCCACAATGCGGCAGCCACAGCAAGATTGCATTCAGGCTTTTGCAAGATCAGCATCTCTGATGAATGGCAGATCTGTTGCGTCAGTGTTCTGTGCTGGCTGTTGATCTGCAACAAGCCCACATCATAAGAACGCACTGCGCTGCATTTGCGATATGTGCGCGCAGGCGACAACTTGCAGTTCTTGTGTGATGTGCCTTGTTTGTAATTCCAACCAACCGCAGAAGGCACGCAAGAAGATTCACGCGCCATGATCCATGAAAAGACACGCACTGGCAGACCAGCCTTGCGCATCGCATCGTGCCATTGTGGGCATGGCAAGCCTTTGATGGGTGCTGCGTCAGCATCTTTGAACGCGACTGCAAGCAAAGTGATGTTGATGATCAAACCAATGATGATCAGTTTTGTTATTGGGTGTTTCATGTGTGTGCCTTTCACTGCCACGCCATAGCGGTTGCAACTGTTGTTGGCTGTCTGTGTCCACTTCTGGCGGTTGCTGCTCTCACAGTGGCGCACAGCGCGGCTGGCTGTGCTTGTGGTGCGGCGGCGGCAGGGTTTGTTCTGACCACGCGTGGTGGCTAGGTAGGGATCAGGTGGTTTCACCCTAGCCACGCGCTGTGCCAGTGGCTGCGCACCTTCTAGCAAACCCTTATGCAGCAAGGGTTTCATCAGGGTGGTTGTTTCTGGTGATCAGTTGTGGTTATGATTCAGGCATGGAAACAAACACAACCATCACACAGTTCACAGTTGGCGAAACAATCAACGCACGCAGCCTTGCTGATTACGATTGCATCTTCACATTCACAGTTGTGAAGCGCACAGAAAAAACAGTGACCATCAACTACCACGGAACAGAATCACGCTGCAAGATCCGCGTGCGCGATGGTCACGAAACTTGCAAGCCATTTGGTTCATATTCACTTGCACCAACCGCAGTTGCTGGCAAGCGCATCTGATCAACATCACACATCACAAAAGGAAACCAAAACAATGAACACACAAACAACACCAACGCAATTGACTTCAACGCAGCGACACCACTTAGGACAGGATATGCCAAACAAGATCACTGCAATTCGCGGCGAAATCAAAGACATCAAAGCAATGTTGAAGCAAGCAGATGAAGCAATGAAAATTCATGATTGGGCTGATGTCGCAGACATCTTCAACGAAATCGCAACAGCATCAACAGAACTGATGGTGCGTGCAGAAGAAAACAACAGAAAGCGCAAAGGCATCTGATCATGAACAGCACAGCAATTATCAACCGCATCATGAAGAACAATGGCTTCATGAAAGCAAGCAGCAAAGCAGCCGCGATGGGTCGCGCATCATCAGGTATGCGCATCATCACTTCTGATGGTTACGAAATCGCAGAAGATCGCGATGGCTTCACAGCAATCGCATTCACCACTGATGAACTTGCAACCAAAAGAAACTGCACGATCTTGCAAGAAGCATTTGCTGATGCAGGGTTTCGCGCACGCGTCAAAGTCGCATCAATGAACAGAGCAGAAGAAACATTCACTTACTACTTGCAAGTCAAAGCATCATGAACACACCAGAAAACATCATTGCCCTAACGCTGACAATCAATGAACAGATCTTGCGCGGCGAGATAACGAAATATGAAGGCGTGCGTGCGCTGGTGCGTGCAACACGCATCACTGATCTGGCGATCTGTGAAGCACTGCTTGCACTGGCAACAGGCTGAACTACTGGTTCAGCGTTTCCCGATAGCAGGCGCACTTCTTTGCCTGCCATTTCTGGTCAGCATCGTTAAACACGCTGATCAAACCTGTGCCGCCACATTCCCCACAGCCAGCATCACCTGTGATGATCGGCAGTGCTGCGCGCCGCGTTGCCTTCATTGGCTGCTGTAAGCCTTTCTGCGGCTTGTTTAGTTCGCGATCCACCTGCGCCGCACTAGGCACTGTGCAAGCCAGCACAGCGGCGCGCACCTGCTCTGGTGACCAACCAGCCTGCAAAGCACCATTGATCACAGCCATCAGTGAATGCCACGCGCCTTTGCCTGTGGGTGTCTTTCCATCAGTGCGCAACTTGTACGCCTGCCACCATTCATCAGCGATTGACTGCGCAGCAGTGCGTTCTTGACTTTGGTTCACATTGGCTTTGGTTTGTGTGGCGTTTTTGTCGCCACCCGTCATGGCGTTTTTGTCGCTAGGTAGGGACATTTTCGCCGCCACCCCTGCACTAGTGATCACTGTGTATTGATTGCTTGTCATGTCACCATTGCTGCTGATCCTGTGCTTCTTGATCACAGCACCAATGGCGATCAGTTCAGCCAATGCACGATCAATTGATTTCACTGTGCAGTTGCACTTGCTTGCAAGCGTTGCGCGCGATGGGTGACAAGCACCAGTTTCTTTGTCTGCGTAGCGTTGCAGTGACGCATACAAACGCACAGCAGTTGCAGTGATATCTGCGTAAAGCACCCATTCAGGAATGATTGAAAAATAATTGTCTGCGTTGATGTTGTTCATGGTTTCTTTCTTCATCGCAGAACTGAAACGCGTACAGATAAGATCTGTGCATTCAGTTCACCCCCAACTTTGGACTGGTCACAATAGCCCCTGTGTGCATCTGATTGCGCGCAGGGGTTATTTGTTCACGGTATCTAAACCATGACGCACCCACCTGCAATGATAAGCGCATGGAATACATACAGAAACCAATTCATGGCAGCCTTGAATGGTTGCAACTGCGGCACAAACACAATGGCAAAACAATTGTTGGCGCATCAGAAGTTTCAATCATCATGGGTGCGAATCATTACAAGAACATCATTGATCTTGCCATTGAAAAAATGCGTGAACCAGAAGTGCGTGAACAGAACGAAGCGATGAAGCGCGGCACATTTCTTGAAAAAGGCTTGCTTGATTACGCCAGCGCAGAACTAGGCATCACGATCATCACACCTGATGAAATGTATTTGAATGATCGCATCATTGCCACGCTTGATGGGCTTGCATCGCACCCTGAAAAAGTGTTTGAAGCAAAAACATCAACTGCGTTTGTGCAGGGTGATGCGTGCCTGCCTGAATGGTATTGGCAAGCACAAGCACAGATGTTCTGCACAGGTGCATCAGTGGTCACTTTCATTGTGCTTGATCGTCAGTTGCGCATCACCATGTTTGATGTTGAACGCAATGCAGAAGATCAACAACGCATGGTTGATCAGGTGCGCCAGTTCTGTGAATCAATTGATGCAGGTGTGCTGCCAGAAAATGTGCCGCTGACAGCAGATCAGGTTGCGCTGCTGCACCCTGAACCAGAAGGCACTGTTGAACTAGGCGCATCAGGGTTGGACATTGTGCAACGCCTGCAAGCAGTGAAAGAAGCAATCAAGAACCTTGAATCAGAAGAAACAGAACTGCGCAACCATCTTGCAAACATGATGCGCGATGCTGATGCAGGCACTGTTGATGGTCACAAGATCATCACATACAAAGCACAAAGCACTGTGCGCTTTGATCAAAAATCTTTCAGCGATGAACACCCTGATCTGTTGAAGCAGTATCAGAAGAAGTCATCATTCAGGGTGATGCGATTTGTAAAGGGTGCAATATGAGTGATCACGGAACCATGAAAGATCACATTGAAGATCTGATGCAAGAAGTTGCCGCACTGCGTCAGGATCTGTTCAAAACAAAACAGATCAGCAATGGCTGGCGTAGAGCAGCAACAGCAGCATTCAAAATGATCGGCGGCTGCATTGAAGGTTGCCGCGGTGCTTGTATGTGTACCTGCGGCTATGAACATTTTCGTGCGGCAGTCGCACAAGAAGAACAAAGAGAGAACAAGAAGTGATTGAATCACCACAAATATTCAAACTGCTTTCACTGGTCATGAATGACGCAGGCGCAGTGAAGAAATCAGATTTCAACAGTCATCAGAAATTCAATTTTCGTGGCATTGATGCAGTGATCAATGCTGTATCACCTGCGCTGCGCGCGCATGGCGTTGTTGTATTCCCACAACTGATCAGCAGTGAATATGAACTTGTGCAGATCGGACAGAACAGAACGCAAATGGGCTACGCACGCATTATTGTGAAGTATGTGTTTGCCGCACCTGATGGCAGCACAGTTGAAACAACAGTGCCAGCAGAATCAATGGACAGCGGCGACAAGGCAACAGCCAAAGCAATGAGTGTTGCGTTTCGCACAGCGTTGTTGCAAACACTTTGCCTGCCCACTGACGATGCAGATCCTGATGCAGATTCATATGAACGCGCACCAGTGCAAAGCACGCAGCAGCCTGCTGCGTTTACGCCACGCAAAGAATCACCACAAGTGAAAGCCCCAACACAATTCAAACCGCAACATGAACAGCGCACACGCGTTGGCAGTGCAGCATCACCACCATCAGATGCGCAGATCAGATTTGTAAAAGATCTTCTTGTGAAAACAACTGCTGATGAATCGTTGATTGAAGATGCGTGGCAAACAACAATTGCAACCATGACTGGTGCGCAAGCCAAACAGATCATTGATGCGTTGTTGCGTGTGCAAAAGGGTGAAGCAGAAATTGTGATGAACGATGCTGGCAAGTTCGCAATTGTCTGATGGTGATCAGTTTCGCGTGTCTGGTGCGCGTGGTGTGTTTGTGTTTCGCGGCATGAATGCTGATGGTTCTGTGCGCTGTTTTGGTGGGGTGGCTGGTCGCCAGATGTGGCGCAGTTTCCCACCAGAACGCATCAGCAGGCGGCTGAAACCCTTGCCAGATAAGGGTTTGCGCAGGGTAGTTGTGTTACCTGATCAGCCGTGGTTATGATCTCATGTATGGAAACCAACACAAAGAAAACAACAAAGCGCAGCAAGTGCCACTTCTGTGGTCAGCCAATCACAGAAAAAGAAGTGATCAAGGCACAAGATGCACAACGCTTCATTGATGAATACTGCGCAGAAGATCATGATCTTGTGTGGGTTGCAAAAGACCACAACGCAATTTGCTACGCAGATGGCATTGCACATTGCACAAGCAAAGAATGGTATGCAGCGCAATGAGTAAGAACACATCAATCATCACAAGGCATCAAGGCGTGAAGATCAGCACCAACTGGAAGCATTCAGTGATTTCAATTTCATCAAGCAGTGATTGGTTTGGCACATTGAAATTTGAATCAATAGAAGCAGCACAGACTGCAATTGATGAACACATTGCCAGCGGCAACTATGAAGTGCGCGCAGAAGGGTTGTTTGCAAAATGATCAACAAAACATTCAGCGCAACTGTTGGCGGCAGAAACTGGCATTCAGAAACAGAACTGATCAACGCGTTGCAGGCAACACTTGATGCAAAATGCGACAAGCAAAAGTTGAACAAGCAAAAGTTGATTGATGCTGCACGCAGCGTTGCGCCAACTGAATTTGCTGAATGGGAAATTCTCACATGGGCAATCAGTGGTGCGTACACAATGACGCGCAAAGGCAGATCATGCCGCGTGTCTGACGCATACAAAGGCGCAGCCGCGCAGCAGATCGCTGATGATGCGTGCGGCAAGTGCGCTGGTTCTGGCAAGTATGAATTCAGCACAGGTGCAACTGGTGTTTGCTACCAGTGCAGCGGCAATGGGAAAGAAGCAAAGTGATGCAATCTGCTTTTGATCGCTGGCTAACAACACAACCAGAACCACACACCATGCACCTGATCACTGCTGATGATCTGACCAACGATGAAGAAGGGTTGCGCATACCACAGCACATTGATGAACTGCGCTGCGAACACTGCGCCGCACCTGTCGGCTGGTGTTCAGAAGGATCATTCACAGACTTCTTCACAGATGACAGTGATCAACACAACTTGTGCAGCGATTGCTGCGACAACCTAGAAAGCAATGATCAATGACAAAGAAAGAAGCGTTGCGGTTCACTGGCGCGTATCTGGTGACCACACCAGATGAACAGTTGCTGATTCACACAGTTAGTGATGGCACTGTGCGTGTGGCACGCAGAACTGATCAGCACGATTCATGGCAGCCGCCACAGTGGGGCAAGGCAGTGCCGCATGAATGACCAGCCAGATCTGTTCAGCATCACTGATGAAGAACTGCTGCCCTATGCAGGCACAGCAGGCTTTGTGGCACAGCCAGCAAGCGCACAGCGCGCACAGAATGAAGTGCGCACAGGTGAAGCCACAGCACGCGCACGCGCTGTTCTGGCGCACCTAGAAAGCAACCCTGATGGGCTGACATGGAAACAACTAGGCACAGCCATGAACCTGCATCATGGGCAGATCAGTGGTGCGCTTTCTAACCTGCACAAAGCAGGCGCAGTGTTCATGCTGAACAAGCAGCGCGACAGATGCCACCCGTACTGCCACGCAAAATGGCGCATCAATTACACAGCAGAAGAACGCATTGATGAACCAGTGAAAACAAAAGGCAGCCAACGCCAACAAGATCTTGAACAGTTGCTTGAATTGATCGCGGTTCATGTGCGTGTGGGCAACATCAAAAACGCAGCGATCATCAACGCTGTTGAACAGTTGCAACGATAAGAACACGCGCATCAATAAGATGCACGCATGACAGCAACAGAAGAAGAACCAGCGCGCAAGGGTGATTGTCCTTGTGGGTGTGAACTGTTTGGCAACATCACCAATGGTCGCCATGTGCGCGGCTGTGCGTGCAATCGTTGCCGCGGAAAACGAAACCGCAACAAAGGCGACAACAAAGCACGCAAAGCAAGAAAGGCTTTGGGCATTGGTGGTGTGAACAGCAGACATGAAGAAGTGTGGGGCGGCGCGTTGCGTTTGGAAGTGAAAGCAGGCGCACAGATCAAACCAGTTGTGACTGCGTTTCTACGCTGTGAAGTGCAATCAGAACAGGCGCGCCCCATTGGTGATCATCGCCCATTCATGATGGTTGCAATGCCTGATGGCTGGTCAGATGGGCTGATTGTGATGCGCCTATCTGATTACACTAAGCATCACGGCATTGAACCAATCTGAAAGACAGCACTGATGAACGCACCGCAAATTTTCCACGGCAACAACATTAGACTTCTACGGC